AGACATTATCAACACGACACGCCACTATTTTTTTATAGGCCAGGTAGCAAACATTACTAACAATACAATAGACACTAGAGTTATAGCTATTGACACTATGGTTAGGTTATCCATTAGAGCACCATCCAAGATACTATACCGCCCTTGATGTACTGATCAGTACACCAGTTGACTACATCGTCATAGTGCTCTGGAGAGTATACAGGGGTAATTGTTGTGCCGTCATTCAATTCTATTTCTACTATCATTAGCTTATCCTTTTCTTGTTGTATGTTTATCTTAGTACTAGGGTCAGACAGTTTAGAATGTCTTGCTAAGCTGCAAGTCTATCCACCTAAGCCAAGCTGCACCTACTGGCTTATTGCCAGACTTGATGCCCGCTAGGACTGTTGAGTAAAACATTTTTTCTTCTTTATTCATTCTTGATTTCTTCATAGTTCTACCTTACCATAGGGGTCTGACATTTTAGATGGACTCATTACTAGTTACCATTAGGATGGTATAGCCCATACCCTCAAGCTTAGCAATAGCGTTATCAACATTATCCGCTCTTGCACTAAAGCTAACCATTGAGTCATTTTCTTTGCTAACAAAAATCTTCTTCATTTCTTTATCCTTTATCTTTCTTTGTATAGTTAGAGTCTACACCTTACAGCTGAAAAGTCAAGCCGACACGCCGTGTATTATGTAACAGTTTGGTAACGCTCCAGGGGTTTATAGGCCACTACATATAGTGGTCATAAGGGCATTAGACCACTAGGACCCGCCCACGATCGAAAATTTGTCAAGTCGACACGCCGATGAATGGAAAAAAAATACCCCTATTTTTCTGGGGTATTCATTTCGGTTACAACACTAGCAATTCCAGCAATAGCATTGTCATACTCTTCCCAAGTATCAAAAGTGAGCGTTATCATTATGTTACCAACCTCTCGTTGAACCTAGGGTGTTAGCCATTACCATTAGACCGCTAATGTATTTGATTTCACTATCACTAGGGGTATCACCTACGATAGAAATCATTGTCTCAATTTCCACCTCGATGTCTGATAGTGACAGAGTATCCAATTCTTTGAATCTATTCATTTTACTTTATCCTTTCTAAGATACTAAAAGCTTACCACTAGGGTAAGACTTTATCTAGTTACATTCGCCGTAAGCGATGTAGCAGATTTCGCAACATTCCTGTCCGAATTCCTCAACGAACACTTGTGGTGTTCCATTGGAGCAAATCTCGCAGAAACCTACGGAGGTTGAAATTGAATCTAAAAACATTTTTTATCCTTTCTATGTTTCTTTATCTATACCTAAAGACTATACCCTAAACCTCAAAAAGTCAAGTCGACACGCCGATAAACAAAAAGATTTATCCTACAAAGTTTTAGCCATTCCTTTGTAGGTTTTTTACAACCTGGCAGGGGTGCATTACTTTATAGGGCGTACGGGTCAATTGTTTTCATGACGCCAGGGTGTGCGGACTAACAATTGGGAATATTCTGCTGTGAGTGCGTATGGTTCCCTACTAGTCAAAATTCAGATTTTGCTAAATATAGATTTTTTCAGATTTTGCCTTATATCATACATATTCAGATCTGTCAATATTTGTATTATAACAATTTGATAACGAAATGATATATATTATAACAATTTGGTAACGAAATGACATATATGGTAACGTTTTGGTAACGATTGGGTATATTGAATAACAATCTCATAACATAGACATATAATGCAAGGTACATAACCTTGATCTGATATAATTAGCTATGAAATGTCAAGGATGTGGAATAAAAGGAAAGCCTTGTGAATGTGATTATGGATTATAATCTAATATAAGTAAACCTTATCTAAATATTATAGACTATAAGCATATATAAGTCAAGCACAACCTAATTTTTTATTTTTTCAGGTACAAAGTCATCTCTGATGGCTTAAGCATCAATCACCATTTACCTATAGGACAACTAGCTTGCTTTAAACTACTCTTAAGTTTCATAAAACAACCACACTTCTTACACTTAGCTAATCTCTTATTGAACCATGGACAACCATTGCATATGGCCAAACGTTCTTCTATCAGAGCTTTGTCGCTTCGAGGTTGTCTGGGATCAAAGATGTCACTAAATTCTACGTCGCCATTGTCTTTCAATAGGTTCTCAATTCTTCTATATGTCCATTATATCAGGGATAGTTGCTATTATAAAAAAGCTTTTGAGATATTAACCCCGTATCGTATTTGCTCACAGGCGTAAGCCAGTGTTTATCATACGTATGTTGGGGTTGGGTGTCTCTTATCGCGCCGAACTGAATACCGAAAAATTAAAAAACGCGAGCTATAATTGTTGTATTATGAATGTTTCCGAAACAGCGGCTATGTGGCTAACACTAGTAGTATCAGTCTCCACAATTCTTACCGCTTTTGGTCTCGGGGTCCGTTGGTTGGTAAAACACTATTTTCAAGAGATCAAGCACGAGTTAAAGACAAACGGCGGTACGTCCATAAAGGATCAGCTGAATAGACTTGAAGCGCGACAAGATAACCAGGAAAGCCTGGAAGCAGAAACCTATAAAAAGGTAGATCACTTGGAGAAACAAGTTGACAAGCTTTATGACAAACTAATCACATATCTGGGAAATAAAAAATAAAGTTCGATTTTATATAATTATATTTACTTTATTACTATAATACTATAATATATATATCTATATATAAACTATATATAAATAAATTCAATAAACTATATAATAGTTAATAAGAATTAATATATATAATAACAAACAACAACCTTTCATATGGTAGCACACTTTGATACCTTGTCAAGTCTTTTTTTAATAACAATATTATAACGATTTATGTTACATAGAAGAATATCGAATAAAGTTCTATTCCTTGATTATTTATTGAATAATATTCTGTGAAGAGCTATATAACAAGTCATTTCTTCTATTACCTATGGTATACTTAATATTAGCTGGTACCTGGGATGTCTCTCATACCCACCCTCCTGGGTACCGGCGTCTGTCCCCTAAATAGCTACTTCTTTTTTAATTAATAGTGTTATACTGTAGTACATGTCATCAATTTATTCTCCCGAAATGCTAGGCGCTAATCCAGCGTTTCTTAATTGGAGTGTCGTTAGGGGAGATACGTCTCCTTTAAGAATTGAATTCTATGAAGCTGACGAGGCTACCCCCTACGACATGACTGGATGGACTTACAAAGCATCCGCATATGACCAAAAGGGCGAAGTCTTAAATGAGCTAGACGTTGTTGTTGGAGAAGGATACATAGAGATCACTGCATCTGCCGCTGTTACTTCAGCGTGGGGAGCGGGTTACAATAAAATTGTTGCAGAGTTACCCTTCGATATACAAGTTACCATAGACACAGAGGTAATCTGGACACCCGTAATCGGAACAATCTCAGTCATCGGAGATGTCACAGGGAGCGGTGTCTAATGGGTGCAAAAATAAAGATTATACCAGCCCCAGGGTCAGCAGGCCCCGACGGACCTCTGGTAATGACAAAGTTTAAGATTGTACCTTTTCCAGGACAGCTTGGAGAGACTGGGCCACAAGGCCTCCAAGGAGAAGCTGGCCCAACAGGTTTAGATAGCACTGTACAAGGGCCACAAGGCCCAGAGGGACCACAAGGCAACCCAGGGTTAGATAGTAAGGTACCAGGTCCAACAGGGGCTGACAGCGTCGTTGAGGGCCCGCGGGGACTCCAAGGAGATCCGGGCATCCAAGGGCCAATTGGCAATACTGGTGCAACGGGTATTACTTGGCAAGGCTTATGGGACTCAGCCACAGATTACGTAAACAACGACTCAGTTTTTAAAGATGGAGCCTCTTGGTTTGCTTCTGGAGATCCCGCTGTCGGAGAGGTTCCAGCCTCAAATGCCGAGCACTGGTATCCGCTAGCTCTTCAGGGAGTTCAAGGTATTCAGGGGTTTCAAGGCCTTCTGGGTGAGAGGGGCCTAACTGGTGAAGATAGCACAGTAGAAGGGCCAGCTGGCCAAGATAGTACCGTAGAAGGTCCGCAGGGCATTCAGGGTGTCCCAGGCATCAGTGTTAGTGAGATCTTCACGATAAAACAAGCTTCCGTAATGATCAAGAACCAGAGAATATACTCAGATCTTAGGAGGGAATCACAATGACAGCAACAGAAGACGCTATTGCCGATCTAATCTCCAGTACAACAGAATTACTAGATGCTGTAAACTTTTCAAAGATTAGCCTTCAATCCGATATCTCAGCAGCGGTAGTTATTTCGGAAAACGCTTCACAAGTTCCGCTTGTGGACATAGCCACAAATATGATTACTACTCAAGCTATGTTTGTGAATTACATAACTGGAGGAAGCTAATGACTATTGAATCATCAGTTGCAGCATTAACAGATGCAACAACATTACTAACAGGAGCTGTTGCAGCTCAGCAAACGTCCATAGAATCTGCGGTAGCTCAGTTCTCAGACATCACAGCTATCGTAAACAGCCAGCTAGACAATGTAGACAACACTTCAGACACAGATAAGCCTGTGAGCGATGCTACAGTTACAGCTCTAGGACTTAAGCAAGATACCTTAGTTGACGGACTTAACATCAGTACCGTAAACGGACAATCCCTTATGGGTGGACAGCCTCTTGTAATCCAAAGAAGTGCAACATCCCTAACCTTTGTCTCCTACGAAGATCGTGGAGGTCTAAGGAGTCTTTCTCCACAAGCCGACGACTCAGTGGTTGTTGAGGGCTTGGGGCTATTCATGTTTTTCGACTCACAGGATGAGCCAGATGATGACGAAACATCCTTTAACACAGAATTAGGACAGTGGTTGCTAACTGCAATCGCCTACGATTTATACGAAGCTATGGCCTTAGACGAAGCAGCCATACGTGACGAATTAGATGAAGACGAACCCCTGAGGTTCGAAGCTTACTTACAATCAACAGGAAGATAAATAAAATATGCCATCACTAAGATCTATAAGACTCCTCAACTCAGTTGAAGGTGGAACAACATCTGGCGCAGAGCTAGAAGAATTTTTATCAGAGCCAAACGGCGGTCGCTTAGCTGAATTTAAAGTTTTGTTGTCCATGAGAGGACAAGCTAGGAGAATTGCAGCTGGCCCCAATACGATAACCGCTATTATCGCAAGCCCAACTGCGACACTGTCAGTGTTTGAGCTAGCCTCTCCTCAAAGTTCAGCAACGGCTTTTGCCATCACAGAAAGCGCAGCAGCAATGAGCGCTATTTGCCTGAGTGTTAGCGCAATTACTGCAATCTTCGCAAACCCAACATCAAAGGGACATTTTGTTACCAGTCCAAACCTAAGCAACCCAAATGCTAAGAATGCCATTGCGGTTTTGGCTGGTTTAGTTCCAGGTACTTTTGCAAACATTGAAAACTTAATTGCCGACGCTCAATCCCGTGCTGCAGTTATTGACAGTGATAAGGCTATGAACGTTCTTGTCTCAAATAATGCCGCAGTTCAGGCAATTGCAAACAGTGCAACCGCAATAGATGCAATCACTAATGATGTCAGCTCGTTAGACATTCTTATTACCTCCGAAAACGCAATGTCCATAATTGCTGCTAGCGATATAGCAATGAATGAGCTAAAGCTTAGCGCCTCGGCTGTAGCAAAAATAGCAGCAACTCCTTCAGCAATTAAGGCTGTGTTTAGTCAGGAGGACGCTTGGGAGATATTCAAGTCAAGCAGCTACTTCGCTGACAACGCAGCAAAAGTTATTGTTAACCTAGCTGACCTAACTGGTACCTTTACAACCGTAAACGGAATTATCAATAATGCATCAGCCCTTACTTTGGTTGCAGGTAATGCTGGAGCCATGCAGGCACTAGCTGCTGTCCCTGCAGCACTTACTTACTTAGCCGAAAGTCCAAACTTCTCAATCATAGCTAACTCTGGATCTGCGATGGCATTGTTGACTCCAACGTCTGCAATGGCTGGCTTCTTTGCCAACGCCGATGCACTGGCTGCAATCTTTGATTCAAGTGGTGCGAAGAGTGCTGTATTCTCTTCCAGCAACTCCCTTGCAGCTCTGAAGGCCAATGAGTCTGCTCTCGATTACCTAGGAACAATTGCATCCAGCACTTTCTCTACTACTGTACCAAACTCTGCTGGAGCTCAGTTCAAGCCATTCGGAGGAGGAGTTCCTGCCAAGGTTCTTATCCTACGAGTTCGTCAAGCAGGTATTGGAGCCATTCCTGCAGGATACCAATTTCAGTCTGGAGGAGGAGCTCCATCCTTCGGTGCTGACAAGCTAAACGTCGTAAACGTTGCTGGGGTAGCTGCCTTAAGCCCCGTCTACGGCGGTCTATCCCACGTTGCTGCATACTCTGACCTAGAGTATGACTGTGTGACTCCAGGAGTAATTGCCATTACGGCTGCTCCAGGTATACAGTATATAGATATGACCTAATATAAAGGAAAGCATAAATGCCAAAAATTAAAATAGTGCCGTTTCCTGGATCCTTGGGCCTAAGAGGCCTAGTGGGGGAACCTGGTCAGGCTGGGGCAGACGGTAGCGTCAACTCCCCATATACACCCTCTGAGTCTTCAAGTTGGCAAAGCCCCCAACCAGAAACTATTGCGAGTGCACTTGACCAGATAGCCGCTAGACTTTCGGCAATAGAACAGTCTTAATCTATTCTTTCTATTTAGCAACATGATGCTTGGGCTTGCTAAAGATAATAAAGAAACACTTGAATATGCTATAATGTATTTAAGTAAAGGAGTCAATCATTAGTTTTCCCGGGACATATAATTTCTCATATTACAAGGGCGATACCTTTGAATTTAAGATATACCCCAAGAATAGTAATCGCAGCGCCTATGACTTATCAACCTATGACCTAAGTAATATCATTCCTGGCGGCGGTGCAAACTTTGTGATTTCAACCTCTAGGGGTTCCACCGGAGTTGGAGCAAAAATTACTTGCGTTGCCACCATTTCTTTGGCAGATAACTCTATAACTTGCACCATATCCCCAGCCTTGGGAAATCAAATGAACGCCAACACTTCTTACGTTTACGACGTTGAAATAAGTAAGGGGAGTGGTGGGACAGTCTTTACTTTGCTAACTGGTAATATTTCTGTAACAGACCAGGTATCAGGAGCGACAGCCTAATGCCCGAAGTTGTCATCAGTACAGATGACTTGGTTGTTTTAGGTGGTCCAGCATCCATTAGCTTAGATCTAGACGTTGGGGCCACTGGTACTAGAGGAAGTTACATCTTTACAGATGTCGGAAAGCCAACTAGCGATCAGATATCTTTGTCTCCCCTGCCACTTGTTGGAGACCTATACATAAACATAAACCCTTCAGACGATGAATATCTTTTTCTTTATCAGTACAAGATTGTTAACGGAGTAATAACCTGGGCAAAGGTTCTTAGGCTTATTCCTAATACAGTTTTATTTAATCCATTTTTCAAGTTTATAAATGGCGAAGCCTATACCCCCGTTCTCCTGAACGACACTTTGCTTTTTATTAGAGGGGTTATTTTTTCCTTGTTTGCAGGTGGTCTAGAGAATGAGCAATTGGAAACTCTAGACGCTAGAGATTTGAATATCCAAATGAGGGTAAACGGAGATTCACCAGTTATGTCAACTTTTATCATAGAAGACATAAATACAACATTTACTGGTGTCACTTATATTGTTGCAAACACCGGATCTGTTGTTCAGGACCAGACTGTAGCCCTAAACCAAAGATACTTGTTAGCTAGATTGACAATAGCAGAATTTAACGCAGGCACGTCGGCCGTTGAGCTTGTAAATGGATACCGAAAGGTAGATTTTCTTGCAACAGTCGGAGGACGTACAGAAGTCGTAATCGACATATCAGAGGTTCAGGTATACAGCTCAGACCCAGCAGACGCAATTATTATAGCAGGATCTACAGTGCCATTCCCCGGTGGAATAACTGTTCCAGGTAACACCCTGGTATATGGAGATAAGATCGTTTATTTGGCAAACAATAATACTGAAATTGTCGGTCTTGATTCTGGCACAGAGTATTTTGTTGCCTACGTGGAAGACAGCACTGTAGTCCTGAGCCCCGACGGGGTAAACCCAGTGGTCTTCACGGATGACACACTTGTCAAGACCCACTCAATAATAGACCTAGGAGGCGTAGAGATAAATGTCTGAGCCAATTAAACCAAACCCAACACCAATATTTTATAATACGATTATTCCTAGCCTAACTGATGATGCAAACATCCAAGAAGCTTTAAGGATGTATCACTATGGAACCCCAGACGGGACCATTCCTGACGATTCGGCAAACCCAATTAGGTCAGAGTCTATTGCTAGTTATTTAAATAATCTGCAATCAGATATCAATGATTTTGGGATTGGGTCTTCTTACTCTATAACAGAGCCAACGGATCCAGAAGATGGTTCTGTATGGATGGATGGATCTTCTTCAGCTTCTGTCCTTTTAGGCACGGTTGCCATTTATCAAAATGATACCCCCGTTGGAGTTTTTGTAGATGGTAATATCTGGGTAGATAAGGACTCATCTCCTTTAACAATGTACGTATATGACGCAGACACTCAATCCTGGAAGGCAATAGGTTCATAATGTCAACCATTAGCAATATCGGAAAAATAGCATACGTGTACGATGCAGCCTCAGACACCTGGCACCCAGTGGCAGGAATGACAGACTCTTCTTCAGACTTTTATTGGACAGGAGATCACTCATTTTCCGGCGCCGTCTCTATCGACAACTCCTTTGACATAACCGGAAACTCTTTGCTTAATGGATCTTTAAACTTCTTTACATCTGAAGCACAAAGAGATACCGCTTTAACAAGTAGTAGCAACGGTAAGTTTGCCATGGTTGTAGGTATTAATGCCGTGCAGCCACAGTATTATTATAACGGTCAATGGCGGCTGTTTGGAAGCAATGCCTTTTTAGTAGAGAGATCAGCCTCTCACACTTTGCAGATATCAGACGCGGGAAAGACCATAGATATAACCTCTCCCAACTCAGTAGTGATAACAGTTCCCAAGAACTCTAATGTGGAGTTTCCCATTGGATCTCAAATAGCTTTTATTCAGTCAGCTGCTGGTCAAATCAGTTTTGTTGGGGAAGCTGGAGTACCGACATCCGTTATTATAAACAGCAAGAACAATAACAAAAAGACTTCCGCCCAGTTCACTCAATCCTTGCTTGTAAAAAAAGCAGAAAATACGTGGTACCTATTCGGCGACCTAACGGCGTAAGGCAAAAGCTGTGCTAGGAATCGGAGGAAAGTTTACGGGCTCAAAGGGTATGGTAGCCATGCCAGACTTGTCTAACAGGACTCCAGAAGAAGCTTTTAGCCTTTTAATACAAGCCGGACTGCTCAGAAAGTCTCTTGGCTCATCCGGAACATCAAACTCATCCTTAAGCAATAAAACTTTTGGACAAAGTGTTCCTGCAGGGTCATTAGTTGACTACGAAACGCAGATAGATTATAGCTACTACATTTATACTGCACCAGCTGCCCCATCTGCACCACCGGCTCCCACTCCATATTTGTCTGGCGGAACATATCTTGTGATTATAGAAACAGGTTTTGAATGCTCCACTGGAGGCTGGAGTGTTCCTTTTGAAAAACGAGAGTATAGGACAAATTATTACCTAAACGGATCACCAACTGGAAATTATATCGTAAACGTCTCCGACCAAATTCCATACTACACTGGTTCAAACGCTCAGAGGAATGGTGTTTGTGGATATGTGACACCATCAGCTCCAGTCCCAGTCCCCTGCTCACCCAGTTTTAGTGCGGTAAGTAGCTGGACAGGATCTTGCAGCGGAGGGACACAGTTGACGGCCACTAGATACAGAAACAGTTGCACAGGGGCTGAAAACGTAGTGTCTGGATCTCAGTCTTGTTGTACCCCAACTACTCAATTTGTTAGTAGCTGGACAGGATCTTGTCAAAACTGTGTCAGGGCATCTGCTGTTAGATACAGAAATAGCTGCACTGGGGCAACTTGGGTTTCTACTTCTTATGCAAGCTGCTGTGCACCTCCAGGATATTACAACGCTTAACAATCGGGAAGAGAGAGACATGTCAAAAACAAATGATAAAAAAATATTTGCATTTATAATAAACGGAGAAGTTTTTCACACTATGACTATAGAGAAAAACCCTAATACCGAGGGGCTTATAGCAGGAATGCTGTCTAGCCCAACAATAGTAGATGCATCAGATGTAGAGGGGTTAGAGGACTACCCCTTCTGGAAATATGATGAAAAAGCAGAAGAGTTTAGAAGAGAAGAAGGTTGGGTTCCTGCAGAGCAAGGCCCAGACGATGATTATGAGGTTGAGTAATGTCAGAAGACTTGAGTGCTTATCAACAATGGAAAAAAGACCTAGGAGATGCAAGGCCTTGGGATTTTGTAAACCCCAACACAGAAAAGGTCACAAAAGATGTGGCTCAAGAAAGATACGATATCTGCAAAGGATGTCCGTTCCTTCTAGCAACAAGTCAGTGTTCTAAGTGCGGATGCTTTATGAAGCTAAAGGTAAAGCTTGCTCATGCAGAGTGCCCTATTGGCAAGTGGGGTAAGGTTAACCAGGAAACTGTTTAGCTAGATTCTTTGCATCTTTATAGGTTGTCCATGCTTTCCAAGAAGTTCCCCCATCAGAAATGGTAAAGGCAACTCTGGCATTTTCTCGGGGGTCAAAAAGATCCTCATTGCTATTCAGTGAATGTTTCTTCAACCTAGCGGGACCTAGTCCATCGATCATGTTAATTTGAAACAGACCATAAGAGTTATCCCCCGTAGATCTGTTCTGATTGTGAGCGTCAGGATTAGAGGTAGATTCTTTTATAACAATCGCCCAAGCCATTCTTAAACCATTTCCAGAGAAACCCGCTTCCTTTAAAACCTGTAGAAGTTCGTTGTTAGAAAGAGGTTGGCTCTTACGGGTATCTTCGGGAATATTAACCTGTAAGGCTTCCTGGTAAGTTGCCCCAGATAGGGCTAAAGCCTTGCTTTCGTAAACTGTTTGCTGAGCGATGGGCTCTTCTTGAGCGGAAGATATCATGTGATTCATAATCCCAGAGGAAGTCTCTAGTGCAATATTAGCGGGAATGGCTACAAAGATGTCATCCTGTTTAATCTCAGAGCTTGCACAGCTCACGAGTATTACGGTTGCAGTTCCTAGCATAGCAATATGTTTTTTATTCATTTGCCCCTCCTAATAAAAAAACACCTTTTTTAAGGGTGTCTGGTTTTCGCTATACCAGTATAGCAGTAAATTACTAAAAATCAACTTAGCTATGTGTTACACTTGTCAAAGACTGTTTATCTTGTAATACTTAAAGCCAGATTAGAGCCAATTACCTGGGGTGCCTTACAACAAATATCTGGTATAATGATAAGTATAATAGGAGAGTTATAGCTCATGTCGTACACAAGAATTGTAAACCGTAGGGGACTTGCCTCAGAGTGGTCCTCCGTTAATCCTATCTTGGCATCTGGAGAAATAGGCTTTGAGGCCGACACAACTAAATTTAAGATTGGAAACGGAGCTTCTAACTGGGGAGCTCTTCCATATTACGAAACTTCATCCAGCATCTACACCCTGATAACTAATCAAATAATTGACTCTGCCCCTTCAAGTCTCGATACCCTAAACGAATTGGCAGCGGCCTTAAACGACGATTCTAACTTTGCAAGCACGGTCATTGGACTTCTTGACGATAAGGCAGATATAGATTCCCCAAGTTTTACTGGAACTGTAGACTTTTCTGCCGCAACAGTATCTGGCGTAATATTGCCCATAAACTGGCTCGGGGCTTATGACAATGCTGAGAGCTATGCTGAAAATGATTTAGTAGAGCTAGAAGGTAGCACCTATTATGCTACCGGACCAAACTTAAACTATGATTCTGGGTATGCCCCAGCGCAGCCAGGGGCTGACTGGGAGCTTTTTGCGGCTGGAGCTGTAGCTGCAACTATCGAGGTTGGAGACGTTACTAGCGGAGCACCGACAGACCCACCATTAGTAACGAATGTTGGCACAGACATTGCTGCAGTTTTTGATTTTACTATTCCATCCGGAGTTCAGGGTATTCAGGGAGAAGCAGCAACGATTGCTGTAGGATCTGTTTCCGCATCCGATGCTGGAACTCAGCCTACGATTACTAACTCCGGTACAAATGGAGACGCGACCTTTGATTTTGTTATTCCACAAGGTCTAGCAGGATCTGCCACTGCGGGAACAACAACAACGGTTCCTGTGGGGACCCCCGCTTCTGTAACAAACTCTGGAGACACAACCAACGCTGTATTTGACTTTACTATTCCTGTAGGTATTCAGGGAGAGGCAGCCACAGTTGAAGTTGGGTCGGTAGCTACCGTGCCATCTTCAGATCCAGCAACGGTCGCTAACTCTGGAACAACCGGAGACGCTGTCTTTGACTTCGAGATCCCTCAAGGTGCTGCTGCAACGATTGAGGTTGGTACGATTGTTACCGTGACAAGCGGAACACCAGCTGACGTGACCAACTCTGGAACGCCAGAGGATGCGGTATTCGACTTTACACTTCCAGCTGGAATACAAGGTGTGCAAGGTGTAGCTGCAACTATTGCAGTTGGAACCGTAGAAACAGTAACTTCAGCGGATCCTGCAACCATATCTAACTCCGGTACGACCGGGGATGCAGTATTCGACTTTGAGATTCCTCAAGGCCTTGCAGCCAGCCTTTCAGTAGGAACTGTAACAACAGTAACAACAGGAAACTCAGCAACAGTAGTTAATTCTGGCACAGCAGAAGAAGCGGTATTTGATTTTACCATTCCAGCTGGACTAACTGGTATTCAAGGGCCTATCGGAGAAACTGGTGCTACTGGTATCACCTGGCAGGGGCCCTGGGAGGCTTCTGCGGACTACGTAAACAATGATGCAGTATTTTACGAAGCAGCCTCTTGGTTTGCATCTGGAGATCCTGTAGTTGGAGAAATACCCGACAACGCATCTGCTCACTGGTATCCACTTGCTTTGCAGGGTGCGCAAGGTATTCAGGGCGAGGCTGCTACCATATCGGTTGGAACTGTAACTACAGGTGCCCCACAGGACAGTGTTGTTGTCACAAACGTTGGAACCACAGGAAGTGCAGTATTTGATTTTGTTATTCCAAAGGGAGATACCGGTAGCATTGGAGCTCTTCAAGCCACATCTCCCATAGATTATGATTCAGTTAGCTCAACGATCTCTCTCGACTATGACTCTCTAGTCGTGGACGGCGGAACCTCAGATGTTCCACAGTCTTCCATAAACTTAAGAAGAAGTACAGCCGCAGAGTGGTTATCCGAAAACCCTGTTCTGGGATTAGGAGAGGCTGCTTTTGAGTCTGACACCAACAAGCTAAAAATTGGTGATGGAATTGACACCTGGGATTTACTTAGCTATGCATCAGGAGGCGCCTCTGTCGAGGTCGGGGATGCCCCACCTTCTGAGGCAGAGCCAAACACACTTTGGTGGAACTCCGATGAGGGCGTTCTTTATATCTATTACGACAACTTTTGGGTAGAAGCTGTATCGGTCATGGTTGGTCCAACGGGGCCTCAGGGGAAGTTCCTTGTGTCAGAAACAGCTCCTAATAGTCCAGAACCTGGCGACGGCTGGTTCAATAGCACGAATGCAAGATTCTTTATCTACTACGATTCTTACTGGGTGGAAGCTGCAACAAACCTTAAGGGGGCTGTTGGCTCTCAGGGAATACAGGGCGAGCCTGGGGTGGTATCTGCCGACTCACCGTTAAGCTATGATCCTGGTACAAGAAACATAAGTATTGATCTTTCATCTTACGATACTTCGACTGAAGTCAATACCAAGCTTTCAGACTATGACACGACTGTCGATGTAGATGCAAAGCTTTCAGGCTATGATACCTCATCTGAGGTTACTGATAAGATTAACTCTATTGTTGACGCAGCTCCAGGTACTCTGGATACGCTAAATGAGCTTGCAGCTGCATTGGGTGATGACGAAAACTTTTCTGCTACTGTGGCCACTTCAATTGGTCAAAAAAAGACCGAGGTTGTGTCCTCAATCGGTGTCAACACCTCCTGCGTAGCTGGATATCGCTACATAACCACAGTTACTTCTGGAATTACTCTCACCCTTCCAGCATCCCCCTCAGCAGGCGATGAGGTTCAGGTCCTAGATGGTACGGGGGCAGCTACATCAATTTTGGTTGCCAGAAACGGTAACCTTATAAACGGCCTCTCTGAAGATGCTGACCTAGACGTTGCAGGCTTTGCAGTTGTCTTTATTTACACGGGCGCTACATTTGGATGGAGATTAGGATAATGGCAATTTCACTAGCAAGCCTCACCGGTGGTGGAGGGGCAAATGATTTTTTCCTGATAGTAGGCAGTACTGGTCATAACACTTATGTTTTAGACCGCGGCTATGTACCGGGCAGATACGAAATTAAGTTTACCAATAGCGAAACAGCCTATGACATCTATGTCATTGCTAAAGACGGCAGTTATGCGGGGCACACGAATGGTGTGATGCTTCAGGCTTTCGCAGATTTTTACGAAATAGTTGTCCTAGGTGCCACAGCTAACAATGTTATATACTTTACTTACAAAGGGGAGTCAGCAAACCCCTCTCGAGTTGGAGACGTAGTCACTGCTGGGGCTTTTGTTTCCTCAGCTGGGACGAGCTCACTCCCTAATATTGATGACTCGACAGTTTTAATTGGAGGGAACTTTTCTGATAACGTTGAAGTCATATTCATTGGCCAAAGCGGCGCTGAATTTGCCCCTAAGAGTATTGTCCGATCCTCAACTACTCAATTGGTTATTACTAGGCCGGACGACTTTAGTACAGACGAGTCCCCCTACACAGTAAAAGTTGTAAACCCTGGGATCCCCGTTCCTTCCTCCACAAACGCTTACCTCATGAGCAACGCCATAACCGCTGGGACAAATCCTGTTTGGCAGACTTCTGGAAACTTGCTTTACAATATTGCGTCAGCCTCCCCGGAGATTACACTACTTGCAACAGACACCGAAGCAACCGACATCGATTACTCGGTGGTTTCCGGCTCGCTGCCAGCTGGTATAACGCTCGACGGCGAGACAGGCGTAATTTCTGGCACCTTCTCTGGGTCCTCTTCAGACGGTGCCTTAAACTCTGTGACTTTTAGGGCTGTAGACGCTGGCGGTAACTTCTTAGATAAGGCATTCAACTTTGTGGCCAACGCCGCTCCTGTTTGGACAACTACCGCAGGCAATCTTAGCACGGCCCCGGAAGAAACCAAGACGTACAATCTGCAACTTGTAGCATCAGGTGGTGATGCGGGCGGAACGTTGAGCTACATTCTGCAGAGCGGGGCTCTCCCCTCGGGGCTCTCTATGAATGCTTTAGGCCTGATTACTGGGACCTGTGACTCCGTCGGTGATTCAGTACATAGCTTTACAATAAGGGTTTCTGACAGCTTCGGATTGTTTTCTGACAGAGAGTTTACAACAACTATTATCAAACTTGATGCTGTTATTGGCGGCACAAAAACCATCTCAGGCGGCTACAACTACCACACTTTTAGCTCCGATAGTACTCTACAGATTAATCACGAAATTGCACTAGAAATGCTAATAGTTGCAGGAGGTGGCGGTGGATCCAGCATGGGCGGCGGAGGTGGCGGTGGTGGGTACATCGCAGAAGCAGTTACAATGTCTCCGGGGGATTATAGTGTAGTAATCGGAAGCGGTGGCGGCACCGGCGGAAACGGGGGAAACTCTTCTCTTAACGATAGTATTGCTATTGGTGGTGGTCGGGGTTCCTACTACCAGCAACAGGCTGCAGGTAGTGGAGGATCTGGCGGCGGAGGTGGAAATGGATCATCCTACGGAGGTAACGGTACTAGCGGTCAGGGCTATAGAGGAGGAGGTTCTAGTGATTACGCCGCTGGCGGCGGCGGTGGTGGAGCTGGACAAGAAGGAGGGCGAGGAGCGAATCAAAAAGGTGGCGAAGGCGGCAATGGAAGAGCTTGGTTAAACGGAACAACATACTCGGGTGGTGGGCATGGGCACCATGGGTATCAGGGAAGCTACCCAACATCCAACGGCAGCGGCCAAGGAAATGCAGGGGGTGGAGGCGAGGGGCGCTATTACCACAACGGAAAAGCTGGAATAGTGATAGTAAGATACCCTGTTTAAGAGTCTCTCCAGGTGGATTTTGACTCAATATCCCCATTCATATTCTCAAAATATTAAAGCCCCATAATTTAAAAACAAAAGTATGGTAAAATACTATTATGTCATTAAACTTTCCAGATGCACCTAGCGTAAACGACGAGTACTCCGCAGAAGGACGTACCTGGACTTGGGACGGTACAGTATGGCTAGCTAATGAAACCAGCTCAGCAATACTTACTGTGGGATCCCCTATGAGCTATAACGAACTCACAGATGAGCTGAGTATTGATCTTACCAACTATGACACTTCTTCTGAGGTTGATGCTAAGCTTGTGAGTTACGATACCTCCACCGAGGTTGACAGTAAGATTGCAGGCCTCGTAGACTCTGCCCCAGGAACTTTAGACACTCTGAATGAGCTAGCTGCAGCTCTTGGAAATGACGAAAATTTTTCGACAACGGTAGCCAATGCAATTGGGTCAAACAGTCTAGACATATTAGCTAACGCAGACGCCATTGAGTCATCTTCTAGTAACTTTACAAATACTTTCTTAATGATGGGAGCCTGATATGGCAATAGTTTACAGAGTACTAGGACAGGCAGCGCCTGTGAACACTAGCAATACGGATCTCTATACCGTACCTGCCGCAACCTCTGCGGTTGTTAGTACGCTAAACGTGACGAACCTAACGGATACCGAAGCAACCTTTAGCGTCTACATCCGCGTTGCAGGTGCCACAGCTGCCGGTGCAAACACCCTGCTCAAGGACGTGCCACTAGCTGCCAACTCTCTTTTCTCTGCCACACAAGGTATTACCCTTGGTGCTGCAGATGTTATTACAGTAAGCACTGCAACTGCAGATGCTTTGTCATTCCAAGTATTCGGAAGCGAGATTAGCTAATGGCCGCATCAGTATTTCCATCTTCAAGCGCAAGCGGTGAGGTTACCACTTACTACGGACTATCCAAATATGGGACTTACACGGTTGGCTTGCCAGCAGGAGTCTACGATTTAACTTCTAGCAAGGAAGTTACAGTTGGCGGGCTAGACGTTAATGGTACGGCTTCTCTGCAGTTATTTTCATCAGGCATAGATTCCCTGTTTTTGAGCAGGTTGTTTGACCCAGCCGCTACTTGGACATCTCGGACATCAGGGTTTTATTGGACCTTAAATATCTATGGCGTGACCTACGGCGATGGGCTTTATGTCGCTGTTGGTAGCACAGGAAACCTCAGCACATCACCCGATGGAATCACTTGGACTTTTCAGACATCAGGATTTGGGTCTACTAATATCCTTGGCGTGACCTACGGCGATGGGCTTTATGTCGCTGTTGGCGTTTCTGGCACGCTAACTACATCAACTGACGGCATTACTTGGACTGCTCGGACATCAGGGTTTGGGACTACTGGTATCACTGCCGTGACCTACGGTAATGGGCGTTATGTTGCAGTCGGTGATTCAGGAACCTTGACCAGGTCCACCGACGGAACGACTTGGACTGCTCTCACATCAGGGTTTGGGTCTACTAATATCCTTGGCGTAACATACGGCGATGGGCTTTATGTTGCAGTCGGTGATTCAGGACAGATGTCCACCTCAACTAACGGCATTACTTGGACAACTCGGACATCAGGGTTTGGGACCACTGGTATCCGTGGCGTGACTTACGGCGATGGGCTGTATGTTGCTGTTGGTAGCACAGGAACCTTGACCACCTCACCCGACGGAACGACTTGGACTGCTCGGACATCAGGGTTTGGGACTTCTGCTATCAGTGCCGTGACCTACGGCGATGGGCTGTATGTTGCTGTCGGTTTCTCAGGAAAGCTAATCACTTCGACTGACGGAACAACTTGGACTAGTAGAGCGTCAGGGCTTAGTGGTGTTATGTATGCCGTGACTTACGGCGCCGGACCTTATGTTGCTGTTGGTGGCAACGGAAACTTGACCACCTTAGACCCTGTTGCTAATAGCGCAGTAATTACAATTACACCTAAAACACCTTCAATACTGCTTCCATAACAGAAAGAGAAAACTATGACACGATACACTTTTGAAATTGACACAGACAACGCCATCAGAATTTGGGACAGCGAAACACCAAACGAGGGTGATGCACCCTTTATGTTTCAACCTGATTGGCCAGATGTAACCCCTTGGGCAGATGCGGCTCAGGCAACCGATTGGGCTGAGGTCTTTATTGCCTCACTGGTTGACGCTGAAAGTGAATTTGTCGCAGGTGACTCACCCGACACTCACCCAGCTCTGCGCCCAGAACCAGAACCAGAAGAAGAAGTAGCCCCATAGCATACTGATACAATAGTCCTATACCACTACATAAAAAAACGAAGGCATTCATAATTTAAAAATAAAAGTATGGTAAAATACTACTATGGCAATTAACTTCCCAGATTCCCCCACCCTCAGTGATTCTTTCACTTCAGGTGATCGCACTTGGGTTTGGAATGGTACGACATGGAGTAACGATACCGCTGGGAATATTGCTTGGGGTGGAGTGTCTGAAAAACCAACAGAATTTCCCCCAGAGCCTCATAACCACACCAAGTCCGAGATCACAGACTTTGATCATGCCCACGTAATGGCGGATATTTCAGACCTGGAATTTCTTCCCCTAACTGCACTGTCAACAACTGCTCCGTCTAATCCTGTACAGGGATCTCGTTGGGTAAACACAACAAACTTTATTGAATATATATATCACAACTCTTTTTGGATAGAGGTATAACGCGTGGCAATTGTATTTCCGATTAACCCCTCCATTGGCCAAGAGCTAAGTGGTGGAGGCTTTACTTGGATATGGTCAGGATCAGCTTGGGAAAAGGTAGCTGCTTCATCTGGTGGCGGAGGTAATGGTTTTTACCTCTATGTAGGCACCGATGGAAACACCAACTTTGAGCTGGTTTCCCCTCAGCCTGCTGGATCATACTTTATTACAAGCGAAAAAGATGACAGCACCTACGATATCTATGCAATCAATGCATCTGGAGATCTTGTGGGGTACACGACAGAGGGCAGGCTAATTGCCACTGATGAAATTGTTCGTATATCTGTAGTTGGAACAACAACGGATGACACCCTTAAGTTTGAAACCAAGGCCACAACCTTTACCGTTTCAAGCAATAATATCGATGATGGAGCACCCGTCTTTGCAACAAGCTCAATACCAGAGCTGCTTGAGACCACAGATGACACAGCCACCATTGTCGGAGGAAACTTTGCAACTGACGTAACCGTAAGCTTTACAGGAACAGACACAGTGGTTCGCTCTGCAAAGAACATAGTTCGCACGTCCTCCTCACAGCTAATTGTGACTAGGCCTGACGATATGCCTCCTACTTTTAACCCCTATACCATCACTGTTCTTAACCCCGGGATCCCCTTGCCAACTCAGGCCCCTGCTCAGCACATTCTGACTGCCGCAGCTAATGCTGGTACGTTCTCTTCCTGGATTACAACCTCCCCAATCTTCTGGGAGCAAGGGGCTACAACAAGTATCACGCTCCTTGCCACAGACGTAGAAGCCACAAACATAGACTACTCAATTGTCGAGGGTGCTTTGTGGGAAGGGTTCAGCCTTGACGGCGAAACAGGGATCATAACTGGTGACGACTCTGTTCTTAGTACCGGTGACCAGATGATATTTACTGTAAGAGCAGTAGACACTGCCGGAAATGCCACAGATAAATCGTTTGACGTTTACTT